TTTGGATCAATGATGATGTTCATTTATCACGATTTGAATTAACACCTCAAATAACTTCTAATAAATGTGATGATATGAAATCTTTTCTTGAGAGAGTAGGAAAAAATTGTATTTCTATTAAAGTTAATTTACCAGGTCAAATTGGTGTTCGAAATGGTAAAGCAGTTTGTTTACGTGGCAATTTGTATATTACAAATAATCATAATATTCCTTTAATAACACCAGAAACAACTATGCAATTTATTCAGAATAAAATTGGTTTAGGTGTTTCCGGAAATATTACATTCAAATTGTCTGAATCCGATGTAATTCGTATTCCAGATAAAGATTTGTGTGTATTTATTGTTTCAGGTGTTGCGCCTAAACGAGGTATATATGACTTGTTGCCCAAGCAAAAAGCAAATACTATTAGTAATGGTACTTACATTACACGTGATAGGGATGGTTTGATTGAATTAAATACTTTAAAAAATATTAAATTAATGAAAAACTACGCTATTCATGATCCTAAAAGTGGTGTTAATGCAAATATTGATATCTGGGAAGCTATTTCCACCAAATTAACAGTTGGTGGTGATTGTGGAGCGGTTATGGTTATAGATTCACCTATGGGTAAAATGGTAGCTGGTCTTCATGTTGTCATTTTTAATGATACCAAGAAGGTTGGTGCCACAGCATTGTATCGTGAAATGTTTGAATCGATAATTCATGAATATTCTATGTTCACTGTTCAAAGTAATGATCCTGAATTATCTGCTCCATCAGCCCAACGAACACTTAAAGATTTACATCCTAAAGCAAATATTCGCTATTTGCCAGAAGGTTCAGCAAGTATTTATGGTTCGTTTGATGGATTTAGAAAACAATCTAAATCTACAGTAGCTATTTCTCCTTTGGCAGGATATTTGACAAATCATGGATATAAAATTAAATATGGTAAACCAGAATTAAGTTCCTGGGAACCTTGGAATTTGGCTTTAAATGATTTGACTAATCCATTACAAACTTTTGATTCTGATATATTAAATGCAGTAACTGAAAATTTCAAGCGTGATATCGAAATTGGATGTAATGAATCTATTAAGGAAGTTACTGTACTGGATTTATTTACATCTATCAATGGTGCAGAAGGTGTTTGTTACATTGATAAAATGAAACGAAATACCAGTGCAGGTGCGCCATGGGGAAAATCAAAAAAGAATTTTATGATTCCTATAGAACCACAATTTGGTTTACAAGATCCAGTGGATGTTACTGAAGAAATTAAAGATCGTTGCCAGAGAATTATTGATAATTATTCTCAGGGTAAACGATCATCTAGTGTTTATACAGCACATCTTAAGGATGAAGCTGTTTCATTTGCTAAAATGAAAGCAAAGAAAACTAGAGTTTTTTGTGGAGCTCCTATGGATCAAACAATTGTAACACGTATGTTTTTATTATCAACTATTCGATTCATTCAAAATAATAAGTTATTATTTGAAAGTGCACCAGGTATTATATCTCAATCATCAGATTGGGGTCATTTATATGAATATATTACACAATTTGGTGAAAATCGTATAATAGCTGGCGATTATCGTAAGTTCGATAAAACTATGCCTGCCAAATTTATCCTAAAAGCATTTGATATTTTAAAACATGTTTGTATTTTATCTGGAAATTATTCTGATGAACAACTTAAAATCGTTGATGGTATAGCTGTTGATACAGCATATGCATTATGCGATTTTAATGGGGATTTAATTCAATTTTATGGAGGTAACCCATCAGGGCATGCTTTAACTGTTATAATTAATGGATTAGTAAATGCTTTATATATGCGTTATGCTTATTATGAATTAAATCCACTTAAAACTGCTTCGGATTTCAAACATAATGTAAGTTTGATTACTTATGGAGATGATAATCTTATGGGTGTTCGTCAAGGATATGATTGGTTTAATCATACTAGTATATCAAATCTATTTGCTCAATATGGTTTAGGTTATACTATGGCTGATAAAGAAGCTCCCAGCATTCCTTATATAAATATTTCTGAAGCTTCTTTTTTAAAAAGAAGTTTCAAATTTGATAAGGATACTGGGTTTTGCTTTGTTCCAATTGAACTTGAATCCACGGAAAAGAGTTTAATGGTTTGGACTTATTCTAAATCTGTCTGTCCAGAAAAACAAGCTGTAGACATTATAAGTTCAGCTTTAGGTGATTATTTCTTTATGGGAAAAGAATTCTACAACGAAAAATTATCACTGTTAAAACAATGTGTACATGCATGTGAAATGGATGATTATGTTACAAATAGTACATTTTTAACTTGGG